AGCAATGATAGTTAAGTTATAATCTGCGTATAACAATAACGGATTGTTCGTGCTGTTTACATCACCCGTCCACCCACTAAAAACAAAGCCGGGATTCGGTTGGGCAGTAAGTGTAATAACATCACCAACAGCTACAGTTGTATCACCAATAACTTTTCCTCCGACATACGGACTACTAACAACATGAAAGGTGCGAGTTTCGGTAGTCGGTTCTTTAACCTCCTCTAAGACTGGTTGATCGACTGTACGCACAGGTAAATCAAGGTACGCTTTGTTACCGCCAAAATCGATAGCGTGATACTTTATACTTTCTTCACCTAACGGAACTGCGTATTGAGGTAAGGTAGCCGACCAAAACAAACGATCAGTATTGTAAGTCATTTCGTACAACAACCCGCCCACTTCTACATGTGCGGATTCAACAGCGTATCCACTACTGCCTATGCTTACGCTTACAGTCAGTCCGTTTGCTATGTTTATGGTGTCTCCTTGTTTCGGTGATAAATCGGTTATCGCCAACGCTAACAGGTAGCTCGGCAGGAAGAATAATAGTAGTATTGGTTTTTTTATATTCATTTTTCATTCGGGTAAATAGTCCTGTTGCGAAGTTCATAACATATCGTGAGCCCAAGCAAAAATAAGTAAGCCAGCTAAGACAAACATTCCAAGGGTAAGTACGCTCATAGTGGATTCTCCGTGTTCTGTCGGATAACGCCCTCTATTGTGGACGCTTCACGCTCCCTTGTAAACCTTTCGTCTTGCAACTCAACCAGTCGCTCACGGACACTTAAGTTATCGGGCATCTTATGCTTCAAGGACAGGTAATGCTGTATCAAAGCTTCAAGGCTATCGTCGCATAAATCGTTCATATCTAGGTATTGATCGGTCGGGTTATTAGTCATTAAATATTGCGTTGTAAAGTTGGATAACTTCTTCGTCTTCCATCGTATCGTAACCTTTTATTCCGTTCAGAAATACATCGTATAAGTCTTCCAAAGGAAAGTTCTCACTATCGTGACGAGCTAGCTCTTCTCGCATGGTGTTAAGGTCAGGTAAATCGCTGTTAGCGTTATCTAAATCAGAGTTAATATCTTTAAGTAAGTTCATAATGGTATAGTTGGTTTAGTATTTATTTATCGGTTAAAGTTATGATCGTTACAAGTTGTGCCTTCTCTTTCCATGCCTTGCAAGCTTTTATCGCAGACATCACAAGTACGAACAGGTAAGGATCGGTTAAGCTGTTTCATAACACTCTTTGCTTGTTCGATGAAATGCTCTTTGCTTTCTGCTGTGCCTTGATATTCCGGATAGTCTCGACAGCACCATATAAGTTGTGGACAGGTAAGGTATCGCTCGCTATCTATTCGATAGAAGAAAGCAACCTTTCGTCCGTGGTGATCGGTTAGGTATATTGTGACGCTCATTCTTTTATTAATTTTATATCGTGAAATCTTTGACCGAGTGCCTTTGCCAGTCTTTGACCAGTTGCTTTGGCTTTCGGTTTGCTGTTTTCGGTTATGGTAGCTATTCGAACAGGTACATTTTGTGTGTCCAAAGCTAGTAATTCATATTGGCGTTTCATGAGTCGGTTATTCTGTATTGTTTGTTCATTTTGTAAGGTCAAGTTCAAAGGGCAGGTAAAGGTTATAATCAACGCCAGTTCGGACGCATACAAAGTTATCTTTTAGCCACTGAGCTGCTTCTTCCTGTGTATTGCAAGTGTGGAGAGCATAATCCCCTGCATCGGTTTGTTTGAAGATAACATATTCGTTAGCATCGGCATCATGTGAATAAGCAATGCTTAGTAATTTGGTTTTCATGGTAGTTTTCATGTATTTAAGAGGTAAAGATAGCAAACAAGATAGCTATCCAGAATCCAAGTAAGATGAATGGAGCGAACTTTTCAAGCGGTGCTGGTGTGAATAGCTTGTCCACCTCTTTGTCGATCATGTCGGATGGTGTTGGTATGCGATTGATAACTTTTATTGGTTTCATAATGGTATTTTTGGTGTTTATTGGTTGTTTTGATCTTCGATTTCTTTTTTCAAGTCATCAAGGCAACTTAAAATGCAATTCCTGTAATGATGAGGCTTGTAATCAAAATCATCAATGTCTTGCAAAGTTTGAAAAGCTGATTCTGATTCTGATTGTTTGCAATGCTCCATTACAAGATTGAGAAGTTCAATGGTAAGTTTTTTCATTCTATAAGTTTGGTTTTATCGAAAGCTGAATTGCTAACGATGACCTACCCATGCCACAACCATGTCAAGACTTCCATCAAAAAAGTTCGAATGATGATTGTATAAGCTGTACTGATCGTAACTATTAGCGATTGTTATTGATCGTTTGTGATCGTTTCAAAGGTATATTGTGAGCGATTGTGATCGAAAGTTGAACGCGAAAAAAAGAATAAAATACAAACGACTAATGAGAATCGATTATCAATTAAGAACCAAGCTTTGATCTAATAACAACTGGCAAGCTTTGACGCAAACCACCTTGTTTATCTGTTGATTTGCGAAAAAAATAAAAGCTTTTGACGGAACTCTGGAGATCTGTTGTGTAAATCGTTGATAATCAGCTTTGTTCGTACAACATTGATTATGTCTAGTATAAAAAACTTTGTAAGTATATAACAAAAGCTCCCCTCCCCTATAAGAATCTTGCGGGTACATGCGGGGGTAATTAACGCGAGCGTATATAGCGTAAGCCTCTCAGATTTTTTCGACCTAAACCTTTTGGCAGTTGTAGCAAAGTGCTACTTATCGCTTGATATGTAATGCTTTATACCGTCCGTAATAGCGATATTGATGTAGTCCTCATCGGATGCTACCTCTTTGCCCCATTTAACAAGCATTTTGTGCGTTTCATCTTCCATCTCTAGACCAAGCTTTACGTGCATCTCTTCTTCTTCAGAGACAATACGAATGATTGGTAAATTAGAAGTGAGGTTGGATGTCGTCTTCGGTGTCTTCTTCATCGGTGTCCTCTGTTAGTTCTCCTGTAAATATAACATCATCTGTTTCCGTCAATACTGACAACTTACAGAAGTCTAAGCATCCGGCTATAGTGTAATCGTTAAGATCGTATTCGCTCTTGAACCTATATACCAGCTTAGCCAGTTCGTACTGTAGCGTGTCCGTTTGTTCGTTGATATTCATCACTTCAATATAACATAGGTATAGCTATTGTCGAGCAAAGCGAGTAATAGCGTTGAAGTGAGCGAAGCGATCTTCCATCGAGAAGAAAACATAGCTAAATCGACGACCATCTTCTCTACCGCTTAAACACTACATCTTTAACTTTTATGCTTTACATGCTTCCTTCGGCTGCTAGATTGTATAATAATGAGATTTAGATAGTCGTTATAACTGTCGTTTTAAACGTCTCTTACCGATAGGTATTCTTAAGAGGATAGATAGATAAGCAATAAGCTACTACTACAAGAAAGGTTACATTAGCTGATACTTGTTGTAGCTCCTCCTTTTAACAAAGGTAAACAATACAAACGCTACAGCTCCATCATATCAATACATCAGTTATTTAGTTAGCTCATACTTCGTTCTTTCGCTAACATCTCTAAACGGTCTGATTGATAACGTGATCTTTAAATAGGTTTTTAAGGATAGGTGTGTTTACACGGTAAACGTTGTAAATCTAAAGTCTAACTTTAGTATTTCAAGGTATAGCTACTTATGTATTTAAACTAACTACGTCATCACCTTATATAACAGCTATAACAGCTAATGAAAGGTTTGTTATAACGATAAAAGGTTACATCCAAAGGTTAGCTACAGCTTTGTTATTACGCTTATAGAAGCTATCCGTGAAGTCTTGTAGTTCTTTATGAAGGAGTTCTTGTTGTCTATCAACCATCGATTGGTCTGCATTAGCAGCCATCTGCTGCGTCCAATAACCAACAGCGATTGATAGAGCGTCAAGACGGTCATCGTGTACCAGTGATCCTTTATCTCTTGTTATCCTTGATAGCTGATACATTAACATATATCTAGTTTGTTGTTCTATAGGGTAGCTAAGAGCTGATCTGTAATCATTTGTTATAACAGAAGGGTCAACAACCAGACGATGAGCGTTAAGTACAGGTTCCAATACATCAACGATACGAAGTTCCTTTTGTTTGTTATGTCGTACTTCTTCTATGGTTACAGGGTAAGTGGTACGAAACAACGGTTTAATCAGCTCCATAAACATACCGTCTCCAAAGTTAGACTCTATAACAACGATATTAACTTTGTTATCCTTTGCTATAGCTACCAGTTGTTTAAGGG